TGATGATCCCCTGTGTGTTTCATCGGTTGGGTGAGAGAGGGGCCCAATGAGAGCAACGGGCTCCACCATGATATAGTGGACATTACCTTAGGTTTTGTTACACTGATCGAACCATCGAAACTGTACCAAGAGCGGGTGTGGGACCGAGGCTCTTCTTTTGAAGTGCCCACATCTTGTCTTTTGGACTTATACAGGAGTAAACGCTTCAGTGTAATGGCTACCGGCTTCGGCGACTGGTAGTCACCTATGCCGCCATGGCATTCTCTCTAGGGAGAGTAGATTAAATTCTGCCGGGAAAGCACCACGGCCTTTGTATGCGCTTTCGGCCTAATAGAGAGCGCGGTCTCCGTAAGGTTGCCTGAAAACAATCTTACCCCAGTCTTTGCTGGGATTCAAAGGGGACCTAGCGTCCAAACAACACGGGTTAACTGCCCGGTCCTCGACGCGAATCTGCACTCCCGGGGGGTGCAGGAGGATGTAAGCGGCGTGGTTTCACGCACCACGTCCACCTTCTTTACGGAGAAGGTTGAATGCGTTCCTAACAAATCAAAGAAACAGCCGCAAGGCCAAAAGAAGCGTAAAGCTCAAAGACGTACTAGAAACCGGGGCAATGGCAGAGGGCAACTCATCGCAATGCGACGTCAGCTTGGTACTGGATTATCACATTCCGCACGACGCTATCTGTTGTGCTTGAAAGATCCTTTCCATCCTGACGCTTACGGCGCGAGAGTTCCTGACGGTTATGCCTTTCCAACTATCACATATTGCTTGAGAGATAACATTAGTTTTACAACTAGTCCTAATGGTGATTTCACCACAATTCTAGCATGCCATCCATACCTAACCAGTATTTGCATTGCAGGCATGGCAGACATAGGTACGAACTACACTGTTGTCCCTCAAGTATCTCACATGGCATCAACTGATTCAATGGATACTCTATTCTCTTCGTGGAGAGTTGTCGGCGGAGGATATCGATTCATGAATCTTCAACCCATGTTGAGTGGTACAGGAAGGCTAGCAATTGCACCAGTTGTGGGAGGTAACCAGAGATTGATTTCTGTCGGTCTGCTCGAGAATGCGAGCTCCAGTTGGCCGGCAAACAATGTTACCAATTCACTTTTTGGCTTCGCCATTAGCTATGCCGACAACCCAGTTTACATGCCGGGGTCTCGAGTTATTAGTACGACCGACTTTTTCCATGGCAACCTACAGTTAGCACATCATCCTATTACACCAACAGCCGTTAACTTCAATACTACACCAACTAAATCGCCCCTTTCAGGCGCTTTGGGTGTCACTGAAACTGCTATGGGTCCTGTCGTCTCAGGCGATATGGCACCGCAGGTTTACGATGACCTAAATTCCCTTATTGATGTTAATGGTATGCCAGCATGGTATATTCACGCAAATGGCTACCCAGCTGATACCAGAGTTTTCCAAGTGGAAGTTGTAATCCATTTAGAAGGGGTTCCAAACCCTGCCTCGGGATTACGACCTACCGCTATTGAAGTTGGCAAAGGTAGTCAGTCTTTGTTACAAAACATGCTGTCTCATTTAACTGTAGATAACCTCACCAAGATGATTAAACTCGGTGCGAACTTCGGTTCCGCATTTTTAAATGCATCGAATGGTGCACCGGGATCTTGGAGAGCTGTTGAATACTGAGGTTGCTATGGCATCCCCCGGGGCCTGCCTGGGGGGGGTAGTGGACAACGGCCATTAAATGTTGTCAGTTTATCCGAAGGTTTTGTACGTTGCGGAACTTTGTCTGGGAATTCTGGATCCTGGACGAATACCGACGATGTCAATCCTGAGGAACGCCGGAGGAGGAGGTTAGATGTGTGGAAGGATTTTGTTAAAACAGTTCCTATGTTGACTAAAGCTGAGGAATTTTCGATCATGGACGTAAACCCCAAATTACCCTACCAAAATGTACATCGCGTTCGTGATGGTAGGAATAAAGTGGTGTTTAGTTGTTCAAGGACGTATCATTTTTCTGGTATGTATCGTAAAATTGATAGTCACATTAATGTTGGTCCTACTTTAACATTAATGGGGCAATATTTCTCTGTTGTCCGCCGCAGGGTGGAATATTTAGCCAACAGGGGTTCAACCGAACTGTTTGCGACCAGAACGCATGGTGCTATGTTGTTGCGGGACAAATCTATTCGTAAATTTGAACATAATCAATTACTTGATTCAAGCTCAGGTTATCCTGTTTACTACAGCAATTTAAGCTATATTGAACAACAATCTAAGCAAGATGATAGGAAGAATAGAGTTCGTAACATACATCGTTATTATTTGAGCAAATACGGTGTATGTGTTCCAATGCATTCGGTGCCAACCAAAGTCTTTTTATCACACGCCCTTCTCCTTGAAGAACGAGAAACTGAGAGAAAACAAAACTCCAGCGCTGTTATAATAACTAACTTCATCCGTCGCTCTGTTGAAAGGAGTAAACGTTGGCGCAGAGCTAGACATAGTATGATGAAGCTTATTTTCTCAGAAGTGCTCAATCACCCTGCAAACTTTGTAAATAAGGAGCGAATACTTCAGCGCAGGGCAATTGAAGAACATAAGGCTAATATGAAATTGGTGTGTTTAGAAATACTAACACGGGAAGCTCAAACCAAACGGTTATTGGAGCTTGCGTTCCTTAAACACGCCCCACGTTTCTCTAAGTCTTATCGCGTTCTAACTCGTTTCTTTACCAGAGTCGTTAGGCCACGAATTCGACGAGGTATGTCTCGACTTTATGTCACCAGAGAGACTTTGGATGACTGTGGAGTTTGGTTCAGGCATATGTTTGTGAAGGCGTGGCGGTGGCTGAGTCCTTTTGCATATCCGGAGGATTCAGGGTTACGGGTCGGCGGTATTTCCAGTGCTGTCGATCCATTACATCGGCTTGTACAAGGCTATACTGTATATGGTGTACAGCGCACTGAAATGTTGGATCTCGGTTATGATGGATACGTTTATGTACCTTATAATCGCCAAGCTTATATGTGGTTGATGAATGAGCACCCTACTGGCGCATTCGACCGCCATCATATACAGTATTTACTCAGGGAGGCGCTTTTGCAGTTTCCTGCGTCAACTCCAAGAGAATTGTTTGTGATGAATTGCACCGTCATGGTTGCATACCAAGCATCCCAGATTCTCAGTTTGACGCGGGATTCCGTGATTGTGCCTCACTGAACCCTGTACAAGATTCCGTTCAATCTTTATCAACGTGTTGCTATGTGTCGTACGGCTAAACTGATGCGACATTACCCAGTATCGTACATGCCTAATAAGAGTTATGAATATAACCACCGGTTTATCGTCAAAGGTAAGCATTGGAATGGTCGGGATTTTAATCCGCATTTTAAATTCAAACCCGATAATAGGTATTACACGGCTGGAGGGCACGTTGCGAGTAGTGTGCACCTCATTGCCACTACTGGTTACGGTCCCATAGCAGCAGTTCGAAGATTAACAGATACGCGGGAATTCCATCTTCTTTTAATCGCTTCGCAATATATTTTTCTAATGTGGTGTCGTACACCCGCGTTAACGTATATTGTGAGTGAGCTTACTCGTCGTATTTTCCTCCTCGCAACACATTATGGTAGAGTTGAGTTGAAAACTCGATGGAGCCAAATGGTTCATAAGTATAGGAAGATGAGAATGAACGCGGACAAAAGGCTCAAGGAGTCAGGTAAAATTAATTCGAACCGCCTTAAGGCTGTGAATTATTTTCCGAAACCGGACGAATTTCTCAAGGGTGGGTACTTACGAGCTGTAGCAAGTCTACCAGCGAAAGCAGCCGAAATGGCTGGGTACTTACCTGAGTTTGCTAAGCAGGCTTGTTCTGAAGAAATTAAACTTGGGTCTTTCACTGCGCGTTTCATTCCTGGTCCATTTGAGGATCAACTTAGAGATATGGCTTATGATTTATTTCATACAGAAGGAGTTTCTTTCTATTATTTTAGTGATGACGCTTGTGTTTCTGCACGTTGCACTGACGGTGTGTTCGTGTTTAACATGGACATATCAAAATGTGACGGATCGCATTACGAGCCGATATTTAAAATACTTAAAGAAATTTACTCTAAATGCCAGGATTATTCGAAAGATGTTAAACTAGCTTTGCGTCAATTTAGCACCAAACTGTGCGTACTTACAGACGATGGTGAGGAACATTTTATGTATGCAGTTGATCCATTCACCGGGCGTAAAGGTGCAAAAGTTGCGATGTCAGGATCAGTTTTCACGACTGTACTAAATAACATTGCTAATTTGTGTATCTTTTCACAAATATGCGAGCTTTGGCAGGGAGGAGACGGCGCATCTTTTCAGGAAACTGTGAGGATCGCTGCCGCCAGAGCTGGCTATGCAATAACCATGCAACATGCACCAATTCCGGAGAAGCTGCAGTTTCTCAAAATCTCGTTTACACCATCTTTCGACCCTTTTGTTAATCTTGGTTGCTATCTCAAAAAGTGGGGAATGAAGCGCGGAGATCTGGAAGGACGGAAATCTGTCAGTTTAGACTTGCGATATAGAAGATATTTGTCATCCGTGGTTCGGGGGCGAATGAATTGGGGAG